TGATTTGTGCAAAGCTCTTATAAACCGATATAGTTTGTAAAAATTAAGTAAAATACTTGTATTGCTTGCCAAAGAAGATCCAGAAAAAATACGAAGAGGTGTTTTAGCATATGCAAATACTGCTCTTCTAAATGGGAAGATAGATGCTTATTTGGTTCTAGATGCATTCAGAGAGCCATTTTACAATACTGAAAGGGCTGGACTAACCTTAGCTTGCTACGAGGCATTGGAGGCAGAATAATGTACAAACTAAATAGAAAACTCGTAACAGAAGTAAAAGTGGACAATATGTTCATAAAAGAAGCTATCATTGAAAAACTGAGAAAAGAAGCAGGAGTGCTTATAGACGAAGACACAATAACTAACATCAGTTTGGAAGACCATGGAGCTTTTATCCAAATATGCAATCCTGTAGACACATGCAAAGATGAAACTCTTCCAATTTTGGACACACGGACAATACATGGAGACTAAACCAAATGAAACTCAACTTTTCAGAAGACGTACAAATCGACACAGATGACATTGGAGTAGAGTGCCTGCGCCAAGCCACTCTCTATCAAAAGTACAAGCAACATGAAGTAGAAAAGAAAAGGGAACTGGACGAGGCTTGGGAGGAAGTCAAAACAGTCCGCAGCGAACTAATCAGATCCACCGCTGAGAACGAGGAAATCAAAAAGCTGATCAAGAACGCACAGCAAGCAGAAGCCTACTACCGGACCCACCCGGACTACAAGGCAGCAAAGCAAGCCCACATCGAAGCTGAGTACGAGTACAGCATGGCTTGTGCAGCTACTTCTGGAATCTACCAGAGAAAAGGGACTTTGGAGAACCTAGTGAAGTTGATGGTCATGGACTACTACGCCAGGCCAGCAGAGCCAAAAGACTTGGCTGAGGAATACGACAAAGTAAAAGAAAGGGAGGAGAGGACTGAGGAAGTACGAACCAAAGCTGCTAAGAGAATGAGAAGGAAGAAATAATAAATCACTAAAAAGGAGTACAATCAAATGGCAAGACCAAAAAAAACCACAAGCAAGAAAGGCAAGTCCAAAGCAAGCATCAGGGAAAAGGCAAGAAAAGCAGCAGAACAAAGGGAACGAGGAGGGGGACTCGACACCCTGAAGAACATCCCTCAAGACGTGGAATTCTTCAAGCCAAAAATGGGCAAGGGCCGGAAAGGACAAAACCAGTTCAGCATCGTTCCCTACATTGTTTCTATCGAGAACCATCCTTTCCAAGAAGCTGGAGAGCCGTGGCACGAATGCACTTACTGGAGACACAAGATAGGATTTGGTACTGACAGCAAGAGTTTCATTTGCCCAGCTAAAACTTCCCAAGCCGAGGACAAACGCTGTCCAATCTGCGAAGAAAGAGCAAGTTTGCTCAAGAGCGGCAGAGATCCAGACATGGCCGACGAACTAAAGCCGAAGCAAAGGCAGATGTTCAACATCCTGGATCACAACGAGGAGGACAAAGGAATTCAGTTGTTTGAAATAAGCCCCCACAACTTCGGCAACATCCTCGACGACGAGGACAAGGCTCAGGAAGAGGACTTTGAAGGAAAGTACTATGGGGACTGGGAAGACGGCTTGATGATTACTGCTAGGTTCAACAAAGAAACATTTGGCAGTGGCTCCTTTCCTGATTGTGTTCGCATAGACTTCGAAGAGCGAGACGACCTGCCAGAAGAAATGGTCATGGAGGAAACCATAGACCTGGACGCCAGTTTGAAGATTTTGTCTTACGATGACATCTACAAAGGATTCTATGAACTAGGCATGGAGTCCGATGAAGAGGAAGAGGAAGAAGAGCCAAAAAGCTCAAAACGATCCCGTAAGAGCAGTTCTAGCAGTACTAGCAGCAAACGTACCAGAAAGGCAAAAGAAGAGCCTGAAGAGGAACCTGAGGAAGAGGAGGAAGAGCCAGAAGAAGAGGAAACTGAGGAAGAATTAGAAGCTGAAGAAGGCGAATGCCCTTATGGGCACGAGTTCGGCTACGACTGCGACCAAACTGACGACTGCGATGAGTGCGAGTCCTGGGAGGAATGTCGCGATTTAGCTGACGAAATTGAAGAAGAAGAAAGAAAGAAAAAGAAAGGACGCAAGAAGTAAATCCTTCTTTTAAAGAGTAGAGTAGGCTGGGATTTAATTTTTCTGGAATGATACTGTGGAATCTCTTCCCTCAAATTGATAAAACAGGTTCCCAGCCTACTCTTTCTGTAAGGAGAATCAACCAATGGCAAAAGCAAAGGAATTTTGGAGCGTAGAAGAAGCTATTGCTCAAGCAAAGGCAATAGGTATTGAAGTGTCTGCTCCTACTATCTACAAATGGATAGATGTGTTCGATCTCGGCCACCAGCCAGGAGGCAAAGGCGGTAAGCGATATGTATATCCTAAAAAGTTCATGAACTTCATCACAGGGAAGCCATATGTCGAAAAGAACCAGAACCAAGACTGCATCGGTAGCTGCCCAAATGAAAAGTAGATCTAGAATCAGAAAAGTAAAGAGAGAACAAGCCAGCCCTTCCAAGAACTTGTTTCTTAAGACTGGCAGCACTATGCTCAATCTAGCTATTTCTGATTCTATCAATGGAGGTTGGCCAATTGGCAACATTAGTACAATCCCAGGCCAGTCTGCTGCTGGAAAAACTATATTGGTGCTCAGTACTTTTACTGAGGCTTGCTTGGATTCTAGGTTTGACGACTACAGGCTCATATATGACGATATGGAAAGGAGAAATGACTTTCCTATAGACAAACTCTTTCCTCCTCTATTGGACAGGCTAGAGACTCCTGGAGGAATGCTGTACAAGGACTTGAATTGGGAAAACGAAGAAGATTCCGGCATTAGCCACACAATTCAAGATCTAAGAAACAGAATGCTGCTCCTGAAGAAAGAAGGAACTCCTTTCATCTATATAGGAGATAGCCTCGACAGTTGTGCCTCTGATGAGGAAATGGAAAAAGAAATGAAGAGGGCACTTGCTTCAGCCAAGTCCGATGAAGCAGTAAAGAAAATAGCTGGAAGCTTCAACGCTGAAAAAGCAAAAATACTTGGCCAAATCCTAAGAATGATCAACGAACAGGTAGCCAATAGCAATTCTGCTTTTCTGCTCACTCAGCAACTCAGGCAAAAAATGAACGCTGGCCCATTCGAAAGTCCCTGGACTACAAGTGGTGGAGAAGCTCCTTATTTCTACAGCCACATTCGCCCTTTCTTGACCAAAGGAGGAGCAATCAAAGAACTGGGGAGGAAAATAGGTGGAATTTGCAAAGTTAGAATGGACAAGAACAGTATTACTGGAAAATTGAGAAATGTAGAATACCCAATTTACAACGATCTTGGAATTGACGACACAGCTTCTATTGTGGAATTCCTGCTCAAAGAAAAGCACTGGAAGTCTGGATCTTGGATAGAAGCGCCTGAATTGGATTTGAGAGAAAATGGAAGAGACAAGTTGATCCGGGCTATAGAAGAAAAGGGACTGGAAAACAGATTGAAGAGGGTGGCGCAAAAAGTATGGAACAAAATAGAAGAAAGACTGAAGCTGAAGAGGAAGTCAAGGTATTAGAAATTCATACAACTAAAAATCTGGAACTCCTAGGAGATGAAAGGTCGCACAGGCATACCACTGAACTCTGCCCTCATCCCTTTTTTTATATTTGCTTTACGACAATGCCAGGGAAAGAAAGAACCAGAACCTGGAGCTGTAAACACTACTTTTCTTACCCATATGAATTTTGCAACTATCCAAAAACAATTAAAAAGGAGAAGGAATGAACAAATCTTGGGATGTGCCTTTGGTCTATGCTGGAACTATGGACGTTTCTATTCTAACAGACAGTGACGATTTGTATTCAGATGTTCTGGACGTATATACAATTGACATCCCAGGAATGCAAACCACTTTCTCCTGCCCTAGTTCGTTCACAAAAGCAGAAGTCCAGGAATGGGCACACGAAAAAGTCCAGACATACAGGAAAGCAATGTCTAAAAATCTTCCAGTGGTTCAGCTATGAGAAGAAGCAGAACAAACATTCCACCAATCAATACTAAGATGTACATCGGCATCGACAATGGGATTAGCGGAACTGTCGGCTGGAGTGGAATTTGTAGAAATGGAGAACACGTGGTTGGGCAAGAGAAGAAGCCTACTTTTTCAGAACAAAGCTACGTCAAGAAAAAACAGAACATCACCAGGCTGGACTTCCATGAATACATGGTCTTAATTGGAAGCATAAAAGCCCTTTCCCCTGTTTGTTATGCACTCGTAGAAAGGCCAATGGTCAACCCAAGCAGGTTCCAAGCTACTGCGAGTGCTCTGAGGTGCTTAGAAGCTGAATTGATAGCTCTCAGTATTTTGGAAGTTCCTATTCAATATGTAGACAGCAAAGAATGGCAGAAGGTAATGCTGCCAAAAGGAATTAAAGGAGATGCTTTGAAGAAAGCAAGCATTGACATGGGTAGTAGGATGTTCCCTTCGTTGAGACTGAAGCCTGATGCA